CAGGTAGAAAAGTTTGGTAAGCATTTCTTTAAAGAAGGATCAGTCGTTATTCCAGGCCAAGTCGCCTATGATCCTGAGTACACTTGTGTTCAAATCGATGATAGTCACTTAGGTATTCCAGTTTCTCTATACTTGGAGAATCTTGTAGGTAAGAAAATTAAGGGTGAAACTAGTGGTGTAACTGCTAAAGTAGAAAATTATATTACTAATAGAACTTCCACCAAAGGTACATACACTCTATTCATTAAATATCAGAGTTCTAGTGATACTGATTTCTCCAGAAAGTCATTTGCTGACGGAGAGAATTTACTATTGTTAGAGGATATGAATTATTCTCTTTCTAGTATTAGATCAGGATCTAGTTTTGCTACTACTCTCATATCTAATGCTATTGCTACTGGATCAGCAGCAAAATTAGCCCAAGGTGTTTATTTTATAAGAGGATTTTTTGTAACTGTTGATGATTCTACAGTTATTCTGGATCAATATACAAATAAACCTTCATATAGAATTGGATTACTGATTAAAGAAGAATTAGTTACTGCTTCTGCAAGTGATGAGGATTTATATGACAATGCAAGGGGATTCTCTAACTTTGCAGCGCCAGGTGCAGATAGATTTAAACTTTCTACAACGTTAATCAAGAAGTCTCTCACAGATTTAAATGATGAGAACTTTGTAGAATTGATGAGAATTGAGAATGGTGTTCTACAGAAATTTGTTAAAGCAAGTAGTAGTTATAATTTAATCCGTGATGAATTAGCAAGAAGAACTTATGATGAATCTGGTAATTACTATGTAAAACCATTCCCAGTTACATCTAAAGAACAGTTAAACAATAGAATTGGAAATGATGGAGCATATTATTCATCACAGTTAACTCAGCAAGGCAATAAACCATCTGAAGATTTCCTTTGTTTGTCTATTGGGCCTGGAAAAGCATATGTTCGTGGTTATGAGATAGAAACTCTTAACACAAAGACTGTTGATGTTCCAAAACCAAGAACAACAGAAACTATTAAAAATGAGTCATTCCCATTTAGTTTAGGAAGACAAATTGAACTTAATAACGTTCATGGATCTCCTCCTGTTGGTATAGGTACAGATTCGTATATAAAACTCTTCAATAAGAGGACTTCGACTGTTGGTACTGCAAACGGTACTCAAGTTGGTGTTGCTAGAGTATATGATCTTAAATTAAAGAACGTTGGATATGCTGATTCTTCTACAATATTTGAATCATCTTTGTATGATATTCAAACGTTTACTTATTTGCAAATTAATACACCATTAATTGTAAATTTACCAGCATACATTGAAGGTAGAAGTAGTAACGCTGCTGGATATGCTTATACTTCATCAAATAATTCTTCACAGATTACGTTATACCAAGTAGTAGGTCAATTCCAAGAGGGTGAAGAGATTTATGTTAATGGTCAAGCCGTATCTAGGAGTATAACTCAAGTTGAAGATTACGGAATGGAGGATGTTAAACAGTTTGTTGGAAATGATCCAACAAATTATAAGTTTACTGCAGATACCGTATTAAATCTTGGACATTTACTTGCTCCACAATCTACTCAATATACTGTTAGTCAAAATGTTGCTTCTGCATCAACTATAACTTCTCCAAGTGCTAACTTTGCTAATTCTGGTATTAAGACTGGTGATATTATTAGTTATAGTATTGCTGGTAATTCTGTACCAACATATAACCTTGTTACTGCTCATACATCAACTGCGATAACCCTTGAGGCAACAGTAGATGTAGAGAATGTTTGTTCTGGTGGTCTTCCTGCTGCAGATACTAATGTTAATGATCTGTATAAAGTTTCTTTAGAAGTACAGAATAACCAAAAGGCTTTCTTATTCAGTGAATTAACTAGACCAAATGTTGCTTCAGTTGATCTGAATGGTGCAGATATTGTCTTTAGAAAATCATATTCAATAACAGTTGCAAATAATGCTTATAGTGCAACTTTAGAGACGGATGCTAATTTAAATTTAGAACCATTTGATGAAGAAGATTATAATTTAACTTTCAAGACTGCTGGAACAGTTGAACCTCTAACTAATCAAAAACTAACGGTTAGTGGAAGAACAATTACTTTATCTGGTCTTGATACTGCTTCTGGTGCTGCGGTACTGACTGTTACTTGGAAAAAGGTAAATGTAAAACCAAAAACCAAGGTATATAAGAGAGCAAATACTATTACAATTAATAAGTCAAATAAGACTCAATCTGGAACTGCAACAATTAGTTTACAAGATGGATTGACTCATGATATTACTTATGGTAATAGAGTTCAAGATAGAAGGATTTCTTTAGGTGTATGTGATGTTGCAACTGTTCTAGCAGTTCTAGAATCTTCATCACAATCTGATCCTCAACTTCCTGTATTACAACTTACAAGTTTAAATACGAATATTTTAAATGCGGTAGTAGGTGAGAAAATTATAGGACAATCTTCTGGTGCATCTGCAGTATTTGTAGACACTAATGGAACTAATGAAGCTAGTTTCGTATCTCAGAATGAAAACTCTTTTGAAGTTGGTGAAGAGGTTCTTTTTGAAGAATCTAATGTAATGGCTAAAGTTTTAGCTTTTATTCCTGGCGATAGAGATATTAGAAATAGTTTTGAATTTGATCCAGGCCAGAGATTAGATTACGTTGATTTTTCTGCAATTATTAGAAAGAAAGGATCGGAATCTCCTACTAGGAGAATAACAATTGTTTATAACAATTATGTTATTGATGCATCAGACCCAGGCGATTTTGTAACTGTTAACTCTTACGATTCATCTTTATATCCATCTTTACCACAAATTGGTGGACATTTTGCTTCAGATATTATTGATTTAAGACCAAGAGTTACATCTACAATTCCTAATAGATCTCCTTGGGAATTTGAAGCAAGACAGTTCCTTCCAGGCACGTCTTCTTCTTCTCATGTACTTGCTAAAGATAAGTCATTTAATTTCTCATATGACTACTATCTTGGTAGAATAGACAAGTTATTTTTAAGTAAAGAAGGTATATTCACATTATCTCAGGGTGTTCCTTCAATAGAACCTAAAGTTCCTAATACAATTGATAATGCACTGGAAGTTGCAACAATGATACTTCCACCATACGTTTATAATCCTCAAGACGTTACATTACGTTTGGCAAGACATAAGAGATATCGAATGAAGGATATTTCTGTTATTGAAAATAGACTTAAGAATATTGAATATTATACTTCATTGTCTCTTCTTGAAGTAGAAACTTCAAATATGTCTTTGCGTGATCCTCAGACTAATTTGGATAGATTTAAAGCTGGATTCTTTGTAGACAACTTTAAGTCATCTGTTTCTGGTGATGTTACTAATTCTCAATACAGAGCAAGTGTTGATTCTGTTGAGGGTAGATTAAGACCACAACATTATACAACATCTATTGATTTATTACTAGGATCTGAGACTGTTGTTGGTGCTGCAACATCATCTAACCCATCTGCAGACTTTAGATATGTTGGTGATTTAGGGGATGCTAATGTTAAACGAATTGGTGATACAGTTTGTTTGAATTATAGTGATGTAATTTATCTTGAGAATAAATTCTCTACAAGAATTGAAAATGTAAACCCATTTGCTGTTGTTAACTGGATCGGTCAAATAGAACTTAATCCAGGCACAGATACATGGATTGAAACAAGAAGAACTGCTGCAACCTATGATATTGAAGGATCTTATCAAGGATTCATGGGTCAGACGGGTGCTGATAGTAATACTGGTCTTTCTCCAATAGATTGGGGTTCATGGGAAACTACTTGGACTGGTCAGAGTTCTACTACTGGACCAAGCCTATTCTCTGATACAAGAACTACTCAAACTGGTCAAGAAGTTAGAAGAAATTGGGCACCTCCAGGCGCTAGTGGAGGAGGTATCCCTATCACAACTATAACTAACTTCACTGATAGGACAACTAGTTTTAGGGAACAAACTACCACTACAACAACCAACCAAACTAGAGCAGGTATTCAGTTTAGGGTTGGAGAAAGGTTTGATACTACAAGTCTTGGTGACAAGGTAGTATCGACTGAAGTTATTGCTACAATGCGATCAAGGAATATTGAATTCGTTTGTAGAAGACTTAAGCCAAATACAAGACTATATCCATTCTTTGACAACATCGACATGCAGAAGTATGTCGTACCTAAACTCATAGAAATTGAGATGATTAGTGGTACATTCGGTGCTGGTGAAGTTGTTGAAGGAAGTCGTCCAAACACTAATAATGATGCAATTAGATTCAGATTAGCAAATCAGAATCATAAGTATGGACCTTATAATAATCCTTCTCAGGTTTATAAGGAAAATCCATATTCTCCTGCTTCTACTATTTCTTCTGCATACTCATCAACAACTTCTTTATTGAATGTTGATACTGCATCCTTAGAACTTCAAGCTGCAGCTGGATATTATGGGTATATAACCACTGGTATGAAACTAATTGGACAATCTAGTGGTGCTATTGCTCGTGTATCAACAATTAGGTTAGTTACTGATAGAGCTGGATCACTTATTGGATCTCTATTCTTACCTGATCCTACTGTTCCTGCTGCTCCATCTTTCAACACTGGTACTAAGACATTTACTCTATCTACCAGTCAAACTAACTCTACTATCTCTGGATTTACAGATAGTTCTGCTGAAGCTAACTTTACTGCATCTGGTACATTACAAACTGTAGAAGCTTCTACATTGAGGATGAGAAATGCTGATGTTCAGAGAATTCCTCAATCTCAGGATAGAACTCTAACAGATACAAGTACCAGACTTACTGTAGATACTACATTTGCTAATAGATCTACAACTCAGACAAGATGGGTTGACCCTCTTGCACAATCCTTTGAAATTCCAGATATTAATGGAGTTTATCTAACTAAGTGTGATGTTTACTTTAAGGCTAAAGATACAAATAGTCTTCCAGTTACTCTCCAAGTAAGAACACTACAAACTGGTTTACCCACTCAGGAAATTTTACCATTCGGTGAGTGTATTTTGGATCCAGATGAGGTTGTATTATCTGAAGATGGATCTAAGGCAACAACATTTACATTCCCTGCTCCCGTTTATTGTGAAGGTGGTGGAGAATATTGTTTAGTTCTTCTCTCTGCATCTAATGAATATTATGTGTTTATTTCTAGAATGGGTGAGGAAGATATATCAACACTCAATTCTGCTGATTCGGAGAAGATTATTGTTTCTTCTCAGCCTTTACTTGGTTCACTATTCAAGTCACAAAACGGTGCTACATGGGATCCAAGTCAGTTAGAAGACCTCAAGTTCAATCTTTATAGAGCTAACTTCACTTCAGAAGTTGGTAGAGTTAATTTCTATAATCCAGATTTGGATATTGGAAATAGACAAATTGTTTCTCTTGTTCCGAACCCAGTTGATATGGTTTCGAGTAACATAATTGTTGGACTAGGAAAGAGTCTTACAACTGCAGAACAAACTGGATTGGTAGAAGGAACAACAATTTATCAAGAGAATAATCCAAACTTTAGTGCAAATTTATCTAAAGTACTTGGTGCAGTTGGTGTTAATAGTGCTCTAACAGTAACAAATGCTGGTAGCGGATTTGCTGCTACATCTGTTGTTTACTCTGGAGTTCCTTTAATATCTAAATTTGGTAAAGGTTCTGGTGCTACTGCAAATATTCATGTTAATAATAGAGTTGCTGTTGCTGCAACAGTTGCTATTGGTGGAACAGGATATGCCGCTGGTGATGTTCTTACGGTTAATGCAACCAATACTGGTGGATTTGGTAAAGATTTACTCTTATCAATTCCAAATAATGCTGGTATTATCAGTGCATTTAATACATTATTGATTGATAATGTACAAGGTGTTCCAAAGGTTGATGCATCTTCAGCTATTGTATATGTTGGTGGTAGTGGAACTAGTGTAGTTAACGGTGGTTCTATTACTTACTTACAAAACGTAACGGATGGTTTACACTTCCGTGTAAGACATTCTAATCATGGAATGTACTCTACAGAAGATAGAGTTAAACTTACTGGTGTTGAGTCTGATGTTAAACCAGAGAAGATAACTTCTACTTACGATTCTTCAAGTACTGATGATATTACGGTATCTGCTGTTGGTATCTTTACTTCGTTTGAGAACGTTGAAGTTAATAGTAACAACCCAGGCTATGCTCAAATCGGAAATGAGATTGTTAAGTATACTGGTGTAACTACAACAACTTCTACTCTTAATAATATTACTAGATCTGTTGATTCCACGAAGGCTGGAGATTACAATATCAACGATAAGGTATTCAAGTATGAGTTAAATGGTGTTTCTCTAAGAAGAATTAACACTACTCATAAGTTCTCTGAGACTGATACTTCTAAGTATCCAATTGATGTTGACCATTATTGGTGTAAAGTCGGAGTATCAAGTCTTGGTGTAGACAGAGCTACTGGAAACGCTGGTGGATTCCCAGAACTATTCTGGAAAGAAACTAAATCTGGTGGTAGTTATGACCAACAGTTTGTAATGGTTGGTGTTCCATTTGGACCAATGGCAACACAGAATATTCCATTCAATATTGTCAGACCTAATATTGCTACTCTTCTTCCAGAAGGTACAGATATTACTGCTAAGATAAGAACTTTCACTGGAAATAGTCCAGATGGAACATTAAGTGCATATGTTGATCAGGGATATGAACCTATATCTCTGAATAGTAATAATACTTTAAATTCTCCAAGAATAATTGCTTCTAAGATTAATGAATTAGAAAAACTAACAGATTTCCCTGGCAGAAAATCATTTACTTTACAGGCTTTCTTAAGTACTGATGATACCAAGGTAAGTCCAATGATTGACTTGGATAGAGTTAATGTTATTACTGTTATGGATAGATTAAACTCTAAGATTGATAATTATGCAACAGATGCTAGAGTCAATTCTCTGGATCAAGATCCTAGTGCTGCAGTTTATCTTTCTAAGGTTGTAAATCTTGAGAAGGCTGCAGATAGTCTAAAAGTTATGTTTGATGCTTATAGACATTCCACTAATGATATCAGAGTTGCTTATAGAATCTTTAGAGTAGATGCTCCACCACAATATCAATTATTTGAGTTATTCCCAGGCTGGGATAATTTAAATTCAGTTGGTGATGTAATTTCTCCTGCTAAGAATAATGGAAGACCAGATAGAAGAATATTAGCTTCTACAACTGAAAATGATTATAGAGAATATACTTTCAATGCTAGAAATCTTCCACAGTTCAATGGATTCCAAATTAAAATAATTATGACTGGAACTAATTACGCTTATGTTCCTAAGATTCGTGATTTAAGAGCTATTGCTGCTATATAAATGAAAATCAAAGTCAAAGACAGTGGTTCTTTATACAGAGACAGTGAATCTGGAGCCATAGTAAATTGTTCTGATAGTGAATATGATTCCTATCTAAAACTTAAGGAACAAAAACTTGCTGAACGTAATGACTTAGAATCTCAAAAGAAAGATATTGATAATCTAAAGACTGAGATTGATGAAGTTAAAGACTTACTAAATCAGGTCCTGAATAAATTGTCATAAATAACTAAAATCCTTCTTTTTGACAGATGACAGCTAGAAATGTCAATTTAGTTTTGGATCAGGGTGTAGACTTCGAGGCTACTTTTACTATCAAGAATAATAATAATTCTTCTTTAAATTTGACTGGTTATACAGCATCCTCGATTATTAAAAAACATCCTGCGGCCACAAAAAGCAACCCATTCGTTGTGTCTTTTCCAGACAGAATAAATGGGAAGGTAAAAGTTGCCATGGCTAGTACTGCCACTACAACACTTGAAGGAGGAAGGTATGTATATGATTTGGTTTTGATTTCACCTAATTCATATAAAACTAGACCAATTCAAGGAAATGTTCTAGTTATACCAGGCGTATCATAATGGCAGATTACTTAGTTACCTTAAACGAACCAGGCACCTATAGTGTTGGTGTAGACTATGAGATTCCCTCTAAGTCTATCCAATATGGTAATATAGTACTGGATTCTCTTACAGGACTTAATGGAATAGGAAAAACTTTTTCATTGTCCGATCAAGGAGCTGCTTATCTACCTAATAACAATCAACAATTAATTGTAACTAAAAACGGTCTTGTTCTTGATCCAGCATCGGATTATAATATATCCTCAGATAAGATTGTATTTACATCTGCTCCAGCTGGATCAGATGACATAGTAATGATAGCTCTTGCTGCAGCTGCAGATCTTACTAGAA